GTACGCTGGCGGCATGAGCATGAAAGAGTTCTTGGGCTTCAAGATCTTTTCAACATCAGCCGTAACTGCTGGTAAGAACATTGCATACCACACATCTTCTGTGGGTCTGGGTGTTGGATCAGATGTTACTACTGAGTTGAACTACGTTCCAGAGCGTGTCTCACACCTTGCAACTTCCATGATGTCAATGGGTGCTGTTGTTATTGATGACAACGGTATCTATGAAGTCTTGGACAACAACTAGAGGAGATTAGAATATGGCTTATTCAGCATCTGGTCTAACTCGCATGGCAGGGGGCGGCGGTCACAACATTTGGTATTACACAAGTGCTGACGCTCTTTCTGCTGTACGTGCATCAGGTTACTTTAATGATGCGGCTTCTGTAATGAATGTAGGCGACCTCGTAGCTGTTTACGACAATGACGCACCAACAATGGCATGGACTGTAGTTCTGTCAAACACTGGTTCTGTTGTTGACGTAGCAGACGGTACTGCCCTCACAATGACAGACTCAGACTAATTAGGGAGAGGGGGCGAAAGCCCCCTCACTTGCCATGACAGTAAGCACAACCGCAGACTCAGCTATTGATATTTGCTCTAGGGCTTTGATCTTGATTGGGGCAAATCCGATCACATCATTTGATGAAGGCAGTACAGAAGCACTTGTTGCTGTTAATATGTATGAAGATGTGGCTAGGGCTTCACTGGTAAATACACGGTGGCGTTTCGCTACCAATCAAGCAGTTATGAACTTGCTTACAGATGCACCTACTGGTCGTTACGATCAGGCGCATCAGTTGCCTAATGACACTTTGATGGTTCATTCCGTTACGATTAACGATAACCTTATTGATTATCAGATTTACGGTGACAAGATATTTAGTGACACAACAACTAATGACACTCTGATTGTTGATTACACATTTAGAGCAGAAGAAGAAAACTGGCCTTCATACTTTGTTATTGCAGTAGAGTATGCACTCGCCAATATCTTTGCCACATCTATTGCAAGGGACGCTAGCTTAGCACAGCTAATGCAAGCATCTGCAACACAAGCTATGGCAAAGGCGCGTAGTCTTGATTCGCAACAGCAGACAACACGCAGTATTCCAACATCGAGGTTCATTACTGAAAGGCGAAGTTAATGGCTCGTATTCGCGTACCTATTAGCAACTTTCAGTTTGGAGAAGTCAGTCCGTCTTTGGTTTCAAGGACGGATACGCCTATCTACAATAACTCTGCTAAGAAGGTAGAAAACTTCTTCTTACGCAATGAAGGTGGATTACTTAAAAGATTTGGCACTGAAAAGCTGTATGAGTTTGACACTACTGTTGATGCAACAGTTACACAGCAAGTTCGTATTGTACCGTTTATCTTTTCTGATGATGAGCGTTACATTGTAAGCTTAGAGAATCTAAAGATCAGAGTCTTTCAGATTAACCCTAGCACTGGCGCAATATCTTTAATCCAAACAATTACTGCTGACACTGGTTCAGCCGCTTTACCATTTGGTCACGCTATACTGCCAGAACTTACATACGCACAAGCTGGCGATGTTATGTTCATAGCGCATCAAACCTTTATGACTCGCAAACTTGTACGCACAGGGCTTACAACATTCCAAGTTGAAACACTAACTTTTGATGAAAGCGCAGATGGATTCCGCTCAAATGAACCATTCTATTCGTTTCAGCCAGTAGGCATGACACTAGATCCCTCTGCCTCTACTGGCACAGGAATAACAGTAACTACAAGCGCAAGCTACTTTGATACCACTGGTAGCCAATCAGGTGGAAACTATCCAAACTCAAAGCATGTTGGCGTTACACTGCGCTATCATAACAATGAAATCATATTAACTTCTGTGCAGTCTGCAACACAGGCTACAGGAAATATTATACATGATAATCTGATTGTAAGATTAGATTCTGATGCGATAGAAACCATTGATGGCAGTGCTAATATACTAATTACATTTCCTCTACATGGATTAAGTACAAACGATACTATTGTAATTAGTGATGCTGGTGCTGTTGGCGGTATTAATGCTAACCAAATAAATGGCACTGAAACTGTTCAAGAAGTTATTGATGAGAATGTAATTGTTGTTACTGCTGGGGCTACGGCAAATGCTTCTGCTGTTGGTGGAGGCTCTCCTAAGATTGTAACACACGCCGCCACTACAGAGTGGGGTGAGCAATCATATAGCACATTGCGAGGCTTTCCTGCGGCTGTAACTCTGCATGAAAACAGATTGTGGTTGGCTGGCACTGTTGCACAGCCTGACGGTATATGGGCTAGTAAGCCAGCATCATACTTTGACTTTGATGTAGGTAATGGTGAAGATGGCGATGCTATTGATCTGACTGCGGCTATTGGTGAAATCAATACTATACGTCACCTTATGTCTAATCGTGATCTACAGATCTTTACTAGCACATCAGAGATGTACATACCTTCATTTACTGAGAAAGCTATTACGCCTACTAATGCACAGATACGCAGACAAACTCCGTATGGCAGTAACTTTGTTCGTCCAGAGTCATTTGATGGTGCAACAATCTATGTGCAAAAAACTGGCTCTGTTGTGCGCGAGTATATCTATTCAGATTCAGAAGCGGCTTATGTGGCTACTGGTATATCCACACTATCGCCACATTTAATTAGCAATCCTGTGCAGATGTGTATCTTGCGCGGTGCAATCAATCGTCCTGAGTCATATGCCTTTGTGCTAAATGACACTGGCAAGATTGCTGTATTTACATCTAACAGAGCAGAGCAAAGGGCTGGCTGGTCTGAGTGGACTACATCAGGCAAGTTCCATTCTGTGTGTGTAGTAGATGATCGTGTGTTCTGTGTAGCTAAGTATGACTTGGGTGCTGGCACTGAGAAGTTTATTTTGATGGAGTTTAATTCATCATTCAACATGGACTTTGCAGATACATTTAGCGGTACTGCTGGTGTGTTTAATGTGTCTAGTCACTTTGCCAATGGCGCAAAAGTCAAAGTTGTAAACGGTACTGACTATCTAGGCGAGTTTACTGTGGCTAGTGGCAACGTAGATGTGTCTGCTGTGCAGGAAATAACATCGGCTGAGATTGGCTTTGGATTTGATGTTAAGGCTGAAACACTACCGATTGATGCTCAGATAGCAGGAGGGCCACTCACAGGCGAACCTCGCGCCGTTAACAGGGTAGTGGTGGATCTACTTGATACCCTATCCGTGTCAATCAATGATAAGAACTTAGTTATTCGTCAGGTTACAGATGATTTTAGTGTTGCTAGAACACCTGTTACTGGCAAAGAAGAATTTAGATTGCTTGGTTATAGTAAAGATCCAACAGTTAGCATTACACAAACAGCACCATTATCATTGCAAGTTAATGGCATTATAGCAGAGGTATCATTCTAATGGGTATTCCACTAGGTATTCAGATAGCCGCTACTGGCCTTTCAATGTATTCTGAAATGCAGAAAGGCAAGGCGGCAAAGAGTCAAGCCGCATTTAACAGACAGCAATATGAGCTGTCAGCAAGTCAGTCTGAAATAGAAGCTTTGCAAAAAGCAAACATTCGTATGCGTGACTTTGAATCTGCACAGTCCGCTAACATGGCGTTCTTTTCTTTTATGAACAGAGATACATCTGACAGATCTATGAAAGCTTTTATGGATCGGCAAAAAGAAATTGCTTTGTCTGATGTAGAGTCAATAGAGTCAACTGGCATGATGACTGTATCACAGCAAAGAGCAATGGCTGGTATGGAAGCGGCTAAAGGTAGATATGCTGGCAGGGAAGCATTGCTTGGTGCAACAACATCGATAGTTACTGGAATGTATCGTTATCACCAATACAAAACTGAATAGAGTTAAACATGGCAGTTATTAGACAACGCAGACAAAACATTGCAAGCAACATCGGAGTCATTCGCGCTGACACTGGTGCAACGCAGTCTTGGGCAAAGGTTGGCGAACTAGCTGATACATTTATTGAAAGTTCTTTTAACGATCTAAAGCGCATTGCCAAAGAAAAGGGCATTGAAACTGCACAGGCCGCATCTGCCGCAGACCTAAGAGTTATTGATCCTATTACTGGAGACATAAAAGCATTTAGTATTCCTGATGGCTTTGGAACTGTTGCACAGCAAGCCTACAAAGAAATAGTTGAGGCTAGATACCTAAAGCAAACAGAAACAGAATTTAAGAATAAAGCTTCTGAAATAGCTATACAAGTTCAGTTTGATCCAGATTCTGTTGGTATGTTTACAACAGAATTTGGCAAATACATTGATGAATCTGCAAAGAACACATCACCAAGATTTGCACAAGCTATAGAAAATCTAGGCAATAGCTTACTTGCATCGAACAAAATGTCTTTGATGCAGGATAAAATTATTAGAGACAGGGATGAGCAAGCTAAAGATATTAAGCTAGGCGTGGACGAAGCTGTTAAAGACATTGCGGCAATCGCATCGTCACTTAACTTTAATGATGTAACACAAGCAGATATTGATGAATTAATTGAAGCTCAATCTCAAAGCATACAAAACGGTGTTAAGTCAGGTTTATATAGTGAAAAAGCTGGCAATGTTTATGTCAAAGATCTTAAAAGCGCACAATATACTGGACTAGCACAGCGTATTATATCGACGATAGCTAGCGATCCATTGCTAAAATCTAATGATGTAGTTCAAGTTAATAAAGTTATACGTTCTCGCGGTGTTGGTTTAGACAAGTTGCCTACAAAATTACAGCCTCTTGTTAATAGCTTTTTATTAAATGATGACTTTCCTGATTTTCAAGATGGATTACTGCGTGATCTAACTGGATTTACACAACAGCTTTCTGATGATGAAACAACACAACAAGCTAATAAAACAAGGCAAGAAAAAGCAGATGACGAACTGGCAGTAAAAGATTTCTTAAAGGTTAATAATGGCATTAAAGAAGATCAGGCAACTGCATCTAGCAACATTCGAAATAGCGTTAGCACAGGAAATTTTGCAGACGCATTTGCTGAGTTTACAAGATACTCAAAAGAAATAGACAATAAAATTATAATTGCTACCAAAGCTGGTAGAGGCTCTATTTTCTTGCAAAACTCAAGATCAGAAGTGCGTCAAGGTTTGCTGTACGGAATGATGAGTTATGCTGTTAATTCTGGTTCTGATAATGAATATACAGAAGGTGTAGCTTTAGGTGAGTACCTTGAAAGCAATGGTCAAAGAGGCGAACTTAACGACCAACAAAAAGCTATTGCAGACAAAATCATCGATCTACATACAGGCGAAGATAGAACATTTATTCGCCGTGAAATGAACGTCCTACTTGGTAGTGTTCAGCCAGCAACAGTTACTGCTGTACAACTTGCAGAGGTAAAAATTGATACTGGATTAATGACAAGCAATACGCCAACAGAACAAAAAGCTTCTGATAATATTTTATCTAAAACATTACCTTCTGGTTTGAAAGGTGTCCCATTAGAAAATGCTATGTTAGCTGTAGATTTTTCTAACCCAACAGCAGAAACAGAAACATTTATTAATAAATTAGATGATATGTTAATGAGGAATATTGTTCCAAAGTCCGTTCAAACTGTACTTGATACAGCCGCTTCTGGATCTGTAGTAGATGAAACAGTCCTTATCAAAGCATTAAATATATATAAAAGATACTCAAACTTCAAAGGTCCTAAAGGAACATTTGTAAATAAGCTACGTCCAGCGCAAGGCAAAGGCGTAGATGAAAGCACTCAAAATGTTTTAGAAACTGTTTTGCAAATAACAAACGTTGAAGGTGTAAAAGATATTTCTAATGTTTTTTCAAAGGTAGTTGCAAACTCAAATGATCCTGTAAAAATTACGAATGGATTATCAAGAATATATCAAAACAAATTTACAGAACTTAAAGATCCAAGAAACAAGCACACCAAATATCTTAACTCAAAATTTGGTAGCAACTTTACAGCACAGCAAATGTTTTCGCCAATCATAGAAACGATGGCGGCAAACGGTCAAAGCATGAGCCAAATTGAAGCTAGGATTACAGAAGTGTATGAAAGTCACTTTCCCGAAACTGGTGGTGTAGTAGTAGACCCAAATTCTGGAACATCTAATAGATCTGCCTTTGCTCTTGATAGAGTTTTTCCTGATGACGATTACAAAAC